GGCGGTGACTGCCTGCTCATCCTTTGCGGTGACAGAGGACCAGGTAAAACCCAAATCGCTACAAAGTGGGCGGAAATGGCTGCTAAGCGTGACCAAGGAAGCCGATATTTTAAGTCTCACGATCTTTTAGGAATCATTAAACAACAGTTTGAAGATGATCGTCAGTTGAAAGGAAAGGCGCGTGAGACACTCCAGCAGGCCAAGAAAGTATCACTTCTCATTCTAGACGAATGGTCTGAGCTAGCTGGCACTGACTGGGAGCAGAGAACGCTAACAAACCTTATTGACCATCGTTACGACAACCTTTTAGCGACTGTGATAATCACAAATCACAAGCCAACTGAGGCAGCGGCAGCGGTCGGAAGATCGATCTGGTCAAGAGCCGAGGAGACCGGCGGAGTGGTGAATTGTAACTGGAAATCCTACCGAAATAAATGAGCGAGAAAGAAAACATTGATACCGCTACAGCTATTATTCATTGTATCTGCGATAAATACAGCTTGACTAGTAAAGAAATCTTAAGCAATACGCGAACTAACAGAATAGCGCACCCAAGAATGATGGCGATGGCGCTGATTCGGAGACACACAACATTCTCAACACCGAAGATAGCAGAAATTTTTAGGAAAAAAGACCACGGGACTGTCCTTTATGCCACCAAAAGGTTCGGACATATTAACATTATGGAATTGACCAATGCCTAGACCACGATTGACAGAAGATGAAATGCAGGTGTTAAAGCGCCTAAGATCCGGCGGCGCGATGACAGCGCTTATGGAGGAGTGTGACGAGGCCGGCATATCGCCAAGCTCGGTTAAGCATTTCTGGTATAAATCAAAGAGGATTAGCCTTTTCTCCAAAGCTGAGAACCTTAGCCTAGATGAGTTATTTGAGCCGGTGCTGGCAGATCTACGGAAATACTCGCCAAAGTTTAAGGCGTTTAAACGCAAGAAAATCAAAGATCCCCACTGCCTCATACTTGATCCGTCAGATATTCATGTAGGGAAGTTAGCTGTTGAGGAAGAAACCGGCAGCAACTACAACGTAAAAGAGGCCGTTGCTTGCGTGGATCGCGGGATCGATGACCTTCTGCGAATGTCCCAAGGCTGGGAGATCGACCAGGTTTACATGGTGATCGGCAACGATTGCTTACATATCGACAGCCATCGCCCAGTTACCAGTGCCGCAACGCCCCAAGACATGGATGGTTTATGGTGGCAGTCGTTCATTCAATGCAAAGATCTTATGGTCAGGGCGATTGAGAGGCTGCTACCTTACGCTAACGTCACGGTTATCCATTGTCCCAGTAACCACGATATGGTCGCGGGTTGGATGTTGGCCCAAACACTCAAAGCTTATTTTAGAAAAAGCAAAAACGTCACTTTTGATGTTTCGGTAAATCATCGTAAATACGTCCAATTCGGATCAAATATGCTCGGATTTAGCCACGGGGATGGAGCGAAACTGGCAGATACGCCATTGCTCATGGCCCAAGAAGAGCCAGAGATGTGGGCGGCGACTAAGCACCGCACTATTTATTTGCATCACCTTCACCATCGATCCGTAACAAAATGGCCCGGACCATGGCAGACTGCCAAAGATTACATAGGAGTGACAGCGGAGCATATCAGGTCACCATCTGGCACTGATTCTTGGCATCACAAGAAAGGATACGTTGGCGTTCCAAGGTGCGTGGAAGCGTTTATTCATCACAATTCTGATGGACAAGTCGCTAGGTTAACTCATCATATTAAGAATGCGTAGAGAGATCAGGGAGGCTTATGCTTCGTTAAAAACTTGCGTTAAATGTGATGGATACCCACGATTTCGATATGACCCAGGCGTGACCTTTTCTTATTGCGTCCTAAATAATTTAGACTGCCCATGTCTCGCGGCAGCGCCGGACTACGATCCAGCAGAATTAGCGAGACGAATTAACAATAAAAATAAACAATGAGCGAAAGCATGAAACTAACAGGAAGCCTCCACGTTCTGGGGGATACGCAGACATTTAACTCTGGATTCACCAAGCGTGAGTTTGTGGTGAAAGTGGACGACGGTAAATTTGACCAATTCATTAAACTTGAACTGGTCAAAGATCGCATCAAAGAAATCGACGAGGCCAAGGTTGGCGACGAGATCACGGTGCATTTCAACATACGAGGGCGAGAGCATGACGGGAGGTTTTTTAACAACCTTGTAGCATGGCGAATTGAGAGCGCTTCACCGGCCACAAACGATCCTGGCGAGGCATACAAGGCTAAAGCAGCGGCGCTAGACGCCAGCACTGCTGATGGTGACGAGATCCCGTTCTAAATCCTAATCAGAAGAGAGACATGAGAACTTACATAATTGATTGGGGAAAAGATGCAATTGGAGCTAGGTATGCTTTAGTTCAAGCTAAATCACTAAGGCAAGCCTGGTTAGATATTGATTGCGCGATTGGAGAGCCTGAAAATATTAAACCTCTTCGTATCCCGAAGTCTTGGATGGATATTCGATATTTAGAAATCGAAAGTCCCGAAGAACCTATTGAGGGAGGTCTTATAAAAGAACTTAACTTTTAAGCGTTATAAAAGTTGAACTGAACCCTGACGAGATCGCAATCTGTCAAATTTTAGGCAGAATGCGGTCTCTGATTGCTAGGAACTCAGGCGTTAAAGATGCCAAAGTTGGGACACAGGACGGCGCTAGCGCAGACGTTCTGGGCGTGATGGCAGAATACGCATTTGCTAAACGCTACAACACTTTCCCAGACCTTGGTTTAACACCTAGAAGCGGTAGCGCTGACGGTATCCTCAATGGAAAGCGGTATGATGTTAAATCAACTACCTACAAAACTGGTAGGCTACTATCTACTCTGAAAGTTAATCCCGATGTTGATATTTATATTTTAGGAATAGTTGGAGACCTGGATGTTGACTTTATCGGATGGGCATCAAAGGAGCAGCTAGTCCGTGAAGAAAACATCATTGATCTAGGCCACGGCCAAGGATACGCGCTTACTCAAGACAAGTTAACCTGGTTTTAAATGGAAACAAAAAAGTGTAATAAATGTTCCAGGTTCTTACCTATTACTAGCTTTAGTAAAGACAGGACTAAAACAACTGGGGTTCAGTCTCAATGCGTCCAATGCAAGAGAGAGGCCACTGGGAAGCATTACAAAGACAATAAGGATCAATATTTAAAAAACCAGCAAGATAGAAGGCAGCGTAACCGGCTTCAGCAATCAGCACATAATGCGGTAGCAAGAGCGGTGAAAACGGGTAAACTTGCAAGGCCGAGCAAATGCACAAAATGCGGATGCGATAAAAGTAGAATTGAGGCACATCATCACAATGGATACGAGAAAGATCATTGGATAGATGTTGTGTTTATATGCACTTCTTGCCACCGACACATCGACAGATTAATAAAAAACTAAAAAAGTTTAAAATAGGTGTTGACTTTGTTTTCTAGGGGTGTCAGTATCCCCCCGACATGACCAAGAAATTACAACGTATTGCCTCGCCCGTTCACACTGTTAAGCTTAACGGGTTCCACCTTATTTTTGACCCCACCCAGTCTCCTGCATCATTGCATGATCGTCGGGTATACTTTGCTAAGCATGGCTCTAGGGGGCTACAGTTATTTGGGTTAGCAGCAAAGCAAGACATCATGGACGCTAAAGTTAGCAGCTAATTTCCAAAACACCAAACCACTAAGAACATGACAACACCATTAGACATCGCGTTTATTGAAATTCGCAAATTTGAAAAGACTCTAAAACTAGAGTTTGATTACATTAGGTATGACGCTGACGCCGACACAATGTGGCTTACCCAAGAGGACGACGAAACAGCAATTATTTATCTTGATCCCCGCCGCTACGCTCACCTGTTTGCCCATGTAATGGACGACTTGACCGATTGTTACGGATATAAACAAATTGAACTTTAAACACAATGAACATTCAAGAGATCATCCAGTCAGCTATATTTGTAGCCATTTTAGTCCTTATGGCGTGGGCCGGAGGGCAACCGTAAAAACCCCTTGACGCTTTGTGAGAATTAGATACTCTTAAGCGTCGAATTTAAAGCAGCGTCCACCTTCGGGTTGGCGCTCTTTTTTTAGTTAAACCAGTAGGAAATATTTGACGATACGTGAGAATTGGGTAAAACCTTGGCAGCAGCTTGCTGCTTTGTGTTTAATTCATATTATTAGTGTGTATCAGCCGGTCTGAGTATTTAGTTGCTCAGGCCGGTTTTTTTGTTTATATTTTTTAGCATGGCAGGAGGACGCCCGACAAAATACAAACCAGAGTTCTGCGAGATTGCTATTGAGTGCGGCAAGCAAGGCATGGGTAAGGCAGAGATCGCGTCTAGGCTAGGCGTAGTAAGGGAGACGCTATGGGATTGGGGTAACAAAAAGCCTGAGTTTTCTAACGCCCTAAAGAGAGCGTATGAGGAGGGGCTTTCTTGGTGG